AGAGCGCATTGCAGCTACACGCGCTAAGTTGTTTAACCGATAATCAAAATAATTACTAACTAATAAAAATTACACAAAATGGCATTTGATTTAACAGGGATGACCAATCACGTAACCGACGAAGCGGCAGACCTTCGCTCGATTGCGATTTATTCACCCGTAACAGTTCCTCTTGTTACCGTTGTAGAAGGTATCAAGTATTCCGAGCGTTTAACGTATTTTGACGTTGATCCTCAATTCCAAGCAGACAGCACCTGTGCTACTGTAAACCCTTCAGGAGATTCTGGTAACTTCGACCAAATCACTTTGACAGTTGATAACTTCAAAGTTGAGTTGGATTGGTGTTTCAAAGATCTTGACGCAAAATCACTTCGTCGTTACTTACGCGCTGGTGCTAAGTTAGATGAGAATTCTGCTCCACAGTTGGTATCTGCTATCATGGCGCGTACTGCTGAAAAGATCGCTGCAAACCTTGAGTCTGCTTATTGGCAGTCATCAAAAACACAAGGTGCTGCAACAACTAACTTGAAGCAGTTCAACGGTTTCATTCAGACTATTGAAACTATCGGTGGTTATGTTAACTCAAACACTACTAACGAAACTTCAATCACAACTTCTAACGTAATCACTATCTTCGATAACCACTGGTTGTCAGTTCCTGCCGCAATGAAGCGCAAAGAAGATTTGATCACAGTTTGCGGTGATGATACTTTTGACAAGTTGGTTATCAAAGTGAAAGATTCTAACTTCTTCCACTATTCTGCATCTGCAGCTGACATCGCTGCTCGTCGTATCACTTTACCGGGCACTAACATGGTGATCCAAGCGGTACCGGGATTGAACAGCGACAACACTGGATTGAGCGGTATGCCTGCATTATTCAAGAACCGTATCTTCACTTTCTACAAGTCTAATTTGATCATCGCTACTGACCAAGAGTCTGACAGCACCGATTGGATGACTTGGTATGAGAAGAAGGATGACAAGTTGTACGCGCGTGTTCGCATGAAATTTACAACTGGCGTGTTCTTCCCTCAGCACGTAGTATCTTTCAAGACTGCATAATTTATAACCTGAATGGTAGTAGCCCCGTAAGGCTACTGCCTTTCTTAATAATATAACAAATGGCTTGTAACATTAATCAATCTTTTGCCTTAGACTGCCGCGATAACGTAGGTGGTATTAAGGAAGTAAAGATCAAAACATATTCGAGTGCCTTAATTGGCATTGCGGTTACATCAGGTCAAGCCACATTAAGCGGTCAAGGCTTGACGGGTTGGTATAAGTTGGAATGCGAAGAGGCTACGGCTACAGCATCTGACAATGGTACTACATCACGTGAGAATGGCACTACCATGTATGCTCCAACAGTTAACTACGTGTACAACGGAAAAACAGCTGCATTCTTGAATGAATTGCAGAAATATCACGGTGGTACATTTGAGGTTGCTGTTAAGTATAACAACGGTGCTATCCGCTTATTTGGTTATGAGAACGGTTTGTTCTGTTCTGCATCTGTTGATGAGTCAGGAACAACTTACGGTGATCGTAACGGCTACACTGTTACCTTTACAGGAATGGAAAAGGTGAAAGCACCGCACATCACTAATAACTGGGACGTTTTAGTTTCCGCATAAATTCTGCTCGGGGTTTTGGTTTTCCCCTTGTTTTGGTTTGCCCCGTGAAAGCTATTCACGGGGTTTTTTATTATTATTAAACGAAACGTGATTACGTAATTTTATTATTATGATTCAGGTTACCAAAGGCATCAGTCAAACATTGGTATTTACATTAAAGGAAAAGACTACGTTAACAAGTCCTTACTACTTGTTTTACTGCGTTGGTCAGGGCAAGAACAACATAGTAACGTGGATAGCACAACCTACGTCAAGTGATGATCGTAAGGATCAATTTACTTTTATTGAAGGCACAACGGCATCGTTAAGTGAGCAGATATACAACTACTTTGTGTACGAACAAACAAGTGCGGTTAATACAAATCCAAGCCTTGCGACATCATTAGTAGAGCGCGGACAGATGAAAGTTAACGATGTTAACGAACAGGAATATCAGTTGCCTAATAGCACAACACAATATCACTTCTAATGGAGGAAAATAAAAACATACTTCCCGTAATTAAATGGAATGCTTTTAATAATAGAAAGCGTCCTGAATTTGTGGAAATTAAAAATACGGATATAATCAAGAGCGGTGAGAAAAACGATTTCCCGTATTATCTGACCGATCTATATCGTCGTAGTGCATTACATTCGGCTATCATCAACGCGAAGGTGAATTACATCGCTGGTCGTGGATGGACTTTTGAGCGTAGTGCATACATGAGTGTGGCACAACGTTCTTTGGCTGAGAATCTAATAAAGCAGCCATTTGCGGACATGGATTTAACCGAGTCGACGTTACGATGGACGCGCGACTTTGAGATTCACAATATGTTTGCGGTGTTGGTTAAGTGGAGCAAGAATAAGCGCACGGCTACCTTAGAGCATATCGACGTTGCTAACTTGCGCACGAATGAAGATACTACCGAGTTTTATTACACACGCAAGTGGTACGTGATGAAGAACGGTAAGCGTATCGAAAACAAAAACTTTGCAGAGGAGAAAGATTACAAGGTTTATCCTGCCTACGATCCTAACGACCGTAATGGTGATCAGATATTTTTCTATTCCGTTTTTCATCCTGATCAGTACGTGTATTCATTACCTGTTTATTATGGTGGTGTAACATGGATTGAGAATCACATTGCCTATTCAGATTTTCAATACCAAAACATCACAGCATCATTCTCACCGATGATGCAGGTTAAGATTTACGGCAATATCCCTGACGAACAAAAGCAGGACGAAATAACGGACGGCATTACAAAGAACTTTACAAGTCCAGAAGGTAAGCGAATGATCGTAGGCTTTTACCAAAGCCGTGATAGTTCAACGGACGTGGAGGCTATTAATGTACCGGATCAATCAACGCTTTACAAAGAGGTTGCAGAACAGTCGGAGTTGAATATATGTTCGGCACACGAATTCCCGAAACTGTTATTAGGCATTACCACCGCAGGTGCGTTGGGGCAGCGTAATGAATTGGTTGTAATGGAAGAATCTTTTTACAATCGTTACGTGGTTAGCCGTCAGCGTTGCATTGAGTACGTGTTTAATACAATCGCACATGATTTGGGATTACCTATTAATCTTAAGTTACAGCGCGTTAAATCAGTTGATTGGATGCCGAGCGATACAGCTATTGAGAATGCTTTAGGTGTTGATGGATTGCGCAAGTACGTGTTATCACGTCTTGGAATGGAGGATTCGCAGTACATGAAGTATAGAAACGTGAAGCCCGATGCAAATTTGCAGCTATTTACAAAGTACGGTGTTGATGCAGCCAAGTATGATGTTGTAAAGTTCCGCGATTTGGAAACCGAGAATGCGGACGAAGTAGAAGTAAGCGAATCGGAGTTTATGACATTTGCAAAGGCTGAGGTAAAGTCATTAGACCGCGTGGTATTGGATTTATTGAATAAAGACGCGTTTATGCCATCAGAGGAAATTGCAAAGGTGGCAAAGGTTTCTATTGGTGAAGTAAAAGACACAATCGACCGTTTGCGCGAAGCAGGGCGCATCAAATATAGTCCTGAAAAGATCGCAGGTGATAAGGTTGGCGCGTATGAATTGACCGAAAAAGGTTTGCAAACGCTCGAAGAGAATCCTGCACGAACAGAGCCGTTAAAGGTGATGTACCGGTATGAATTAGGAGCAAACGCACCTAAGTTAGTGGCAGGTGGTAAATCACGTCCGTTTTGTGTTGAGTTGATGGATATGAATAGACTATACAGCCGTGAGGATATAAACGCAATGAGCGTAGAGGAAGGGCGCAATGTGTGGAGTTTACGCGGTGGTTGGTACACGAATCCAAATACAGGTGTAGCACGTCCACAATGCAGACACACTTGGCAGCAAGTAATCGTTAAAGAAAGACAGTAAGATGAGTACTATAAATAAACCGTTAATGCTAAAGCCTAATGACGAAGGCTTGTTGGCGTACGTAGAATCAACATACGATCAGAATCAGTTATGCGAAATCATTTGGGACACGCAACGTCAACACATCAGACCTATCTTAGGTAGTGCGTTGTACGATGAGATTTTATCGCAGATTCAGAACAACAACTTGACGCAACTGAACACGACATTGCTGAATCTATACATCAACCCGGTGATGAAGTTTTACGTGTTAGCTAATGGGTTATACGTGTTCAATTACAAGATCCGTCAAAAAGGAATGGTTACCATGAATAGCGACAATTCCAATCCTGCTAGTATATCGGAGTTGGATCGGATGTACAAATACTTTGACGATAAGGGACAAACGGATGCAGATATGCTTATGCGTTACCTTGTCGAGAATGACGATAACTACCCACTATACAAAGATGCTGGAGATGGATTTGATACTATCCATCCGACAGGTCAACAGTACAATGTAGGCTTTTACATGGGTAGCTATCGCAACGGTTATAACCCATGTGGTACAGGAGATGAAAACACAATTGACTTCTAAAAATGCTAAGAAGATATTAAAGTTCTTAGCCGACAAACAGGATGACAAGTTACAGTCAAATAACAACGCTGAATCAACTGATCGCAAACGTTCAGGAGATAGCAACGCAGCACCGACAAATAAATGACTTCAAGTACGGTAATACTTGGGAGCATTATTCGTCAGGGACTACAAACACGCCAGAGTTATGGTGTAATGTAGAAAGCGCAACGCGTAATATTAACAGCACCATTTACACTATCCGATTCTGGGTAGTGGATAATGTTATACGCGGTGAACTTGACGAGTTAGAGCGTCATAGCGACCTTGTATTGATTGCTGAAGATATTATTGCACAACTGCGTAATCCTGCTTATAAATGGCTTGTGAGCCGTACGCAGTCGATCAATATCGACTTGCTTGTTGAGTATTCGCCGAAGAATTTTGCAGGCGCGTCGTTTAGTATAGACGTAGAAATAAGTAAAGCCGATGAGCGTTGCAACATCCCGTTCATTGCGCCTCCTATTAGTGGTGGTGGTGGTAGTGGTGGCGGTGGCGGTGGCGATTGCGATGACGCGAACGTGAGAAACAGCGACGCAAGTTATACGCAAACGGTAGCCAGTGGAGCAACATTAACATTACCGGATACAACGGTTAACGTGTATGTGAATAACGTGCTACAAAACACGGTTAGCATCGTGACATTAAAGAATGAAACAATAAACATAGTATGGCAGTAACGGTAAACATAGATAGTCAGATAGTCGTTAAAACGGCGGCGCAATGGGCAGCGGATAGTACCGTGTATTCATCGCAGCGTATATTGGTTACGTCTGATGTAACTTACACGAATTCTGATCAGCGTAAATTTAAGATCGCTGACGGTGTGCAGACGTGGTCTAACTTGGATTATATGCCTATCGCGCAAACATTAGCGGAGGTGTTGGCAAATGATAACGACACGAACAACTTAAATATCGTAAGTCCTAACGGTAAGTCGATCGCTACTATTCAAAATTCGTTTATTCGTTTATTGCACGACGATGGCAATGACTCGGAGTTGTATCTTCATTCAGCTGATGCTACATTAAAAACAGCTACGGGTGGGTTTTACGTTAATGAAACAGCGTTAACCGATACGAAATTTGTGCAGATCAAAAGTGCGTCAACTACAATACAGCACGACACCACGGTAAGCATTAATACTCCTAATGTAAACCTACCACAAGAGACGGCATCGCGTGTTGCGATTTTTGATGCGAGTAAAAACGTTAAGGCGGCGGATACGACCACCTACCCTAACCTTACCGAATTAAGCTACGTTAAGGGTGTTACATCTCCAATACAGCCGCAGATAAACACAAAGGTTACCCTTGACGATGTTTATTTTACCTTGCCATTTTATTCAGGCGTATTAAGTCCTGCGGATGCTACAACCTACTATTTTTCACCTGCTTCTATTTCACCAAGCACCACAGCGACAAACCAAGACTTTTCTTTGGGATATAACTTTACCGTAATCGGTGCGGTGATATTATGCAGCGCGAATACGACTTCAGGAACTACTGAAAATAGTACTTTGTATATTCGCAACACAACAACGTCGACAAGTTCAACTATGGGGACGTTTCAAACAAACGGATCGACAACCGTAGTTATATCAACTACTTTGACAGGGTTAAGTATTAATGTCGACGCGGCTGACTCATTTTGCTTGGAATGGTTAACACCTACATGGGTAACAAATCCTGTATCTTTTACGACTCGTGTAATTTTAATGTGCAAAAGACGATAATATGACAACATACGAATATTACCCTGCATTAAAGCCTGACGGATCACCAAAGAACGGCATAAACCGAATTACTTTTGTTGATGGTGTAGAGTACACGCGTGAATACTTTGAAGTTGATCCGCGTACACAACCATCACCAGCATTAGCAGCCGTGTTACAGGCTACACCTGAAGAAATTGAACAGATTAGACAAATACTTGGAATTAACAATTAAAAAATAAAATTATTATTATGAAAGACTTTAGAGATACAAATGTAACTGACTCAATAGTTGGCGTTGCAGAGTGCGGTGTTGGCGGATTAGCCATTCGCGGATTTAACATTATTAACCCAAACAACACGGATGTATATGTTAAGTTCTTCGACAATTTTGACGGCGATGTAACATTAGGAACTACAACACCAAACCTGACATTATTAGTACCTGCTAACGGAAGTATTGTTGAGGCGTTTGATGAAAAGAAAACGGTTTACTTTTTCTCAATAAACATTGTAATTTGCGCGGTAACAGGATTAGCTGATAGCAGCACTACTGCACCTGCATCTGGTGTTTATGTTCAACTTTATTATAACGTATAATTATGGGATATTCAGTTCAATCAGTCGGAAAATATCAAACATGGACTCCTACGTTTACAGGCTTTTCGGCTGATCCTACAAACGTGGTAGCGCAATACTCCGTTAATGGAAATATGTGCCATGTCAGTTTAACAATGACATCAGGAACAAGCAATGCAACAACCTTTACGATTACGTTGCCATTCAACGCGTCAATAACAACCAACACGTTAACACAACTTGTTACGGACAACGGGACTAACCAAACTGCCGCAGGTGCGTGTGTTGTTAATGCGAGTAGCAATGTTTTGACCATCTATAAAACTATGGCACTTGGTGCGTTTACAGCATCAGGCAGCAAAGGATGTCGATTGAACTTTGTATATAAAATAGCATGATAAGTTTACAAAATAAGTCAAGTTATCGTCGTCTGATTTTGCACGGCAATTCGTTGTTTGCAAACTTAGAAGGCAATGTAAACTACGGCAAACGTGTTATGCAGCGTCTGAATACGCAAATTGTAAACAACAATAAGCGAATAGCGTTATTTGATTATTCAATACCGGGCAGACGTACACCTGATATGCCTACTGACTATGCAACATGGGGTAGCATGGTAAGACCTAACGACATAATTGTAGTATGGGAACTGACCAATGATCTGAACGCTAACGTAGCAACGGCACAGGAAGCATACGACAACATGAATGACTATGCTTTGACGCTTCGTAATGCAGGTGCTTATGTTGTAGGGTTGACGTGCATAGCGCGTGATAGTAGTGGATTGTCGGCTAACTTTGAGACGAGACGAACAGATTGCAATGCATTGTTATTAGCATCCAGCAACTTTCATGAGATTGTTGATGTGGCTGCGTTGCCTGAATTTGATGCCGTTGCGGATTGTTCTAACGCTACTTATTACAATGCAGATAAAGTCCATTTAACGCAAACAGGCTATGAATTAATAGCTGACAACATTTATGACCAATTAGCGTCAAAGATTTAACACCGCATGAAATTCGTGAGAAAATTAGTTGAACATTTAACACATTTGCCTGAGTTGGCAATTGTGTACTTTTCACCTGCAGCAGGTCAGATTCTTTGGGTGATACTTGCAATATTAACCGATACAGCAACTGGCGTATGGGCTGCAAAGAAAGCAGGTGAAAAGATTAATAGTCGTAGGTTAGCGGACATCGCACCTAAGATGCTTGTGTACATATTAGGGTTATTATTAGCACACGCTTCGGACGTTACTTTTGATTTACCAAACAAGTTCGGCATTTCCGCGCTATCTGTTGTATCTTTGGCATTTGCAGGTATTGAACTTAAATCGATCGATGAAAACTTTGAAAAGGCTACCGGACACGGGGTGTTCAAAAAAGTGATCAACGCGATAAAGAGAAAGTAAACCAAAACAAAAAAACATGGGAGAACTAAAACTACAGGGCAAGATCGTATTGGAGTATATGCTCAAAAACCCTGATATGCCGGCATTAACGGCAGCAAGGGCGATTTATAAAAAGAATCCTGAAGTTTATACATCGGTTGAAGCCGTGCGGTCTCTTATTAGATCGCTAGTTGGCAGCAACGGTAAACGTAGTTATCCTGACAAAAGGATTGCACGACCAAAGCGCGACCAATCTTCACACCTTCTACCACCATCAGAAGCAGGAAGCCGTGAGGATTTTGTGATACCGAAAGGCATAATACGACTTGGTATCTTATCTGACATACATTTACCTTATCACGATGAACAAGCGTTAAAGGCTGCTATTCAAAAGTTGAAAGATGAGAAGGTTAATGGTGTATTGCTTAACGGTGATACGATCGACTTTTATCAGTTATCGTTTCATGAGAAAGATCCGCGTGTACGTTCCTTTGCTTACGAAATAGAGGTGTTTCATAAGTTTTTAGAGTATTTGAAACAAGAGTTGGACTGTCCTATTTATTTCAAAATTGGAAACCATGAGGATAGATACAATAGGTATATGCGACTGAAAGCACCTGAATTATTGGACATACCAAACTTTGATTTAGCGGAGGTATTGCAGTTCGGAAAATATGGCGTGATTAAGATCGACAGTCTACAACGCATTAAAGCAGGAAAGTTCACAATTTATCACGGGCATGAGTTTAAAGGTAGTGGGGGTGTGTATCCTGCACGATGGTTAGCGTTAAAAAGCAAGATCAGTTCTGCGGTAGGACATTTTCATAAGGATAGCGAGTACCATTTTACAGATAGCGACGGCAAAGATTACGTTTGCCATTCGTTCGGGTGCTTGTGTGATTTATCCCCTGATTACTTACCAGAGAATGACTGGACGCATAGTTGTTCAATTATAACCATTGACCATAAAACAGGAAACTATGTTATCAGAAAGCACAGAATCGTCGGAGGCAAAATCTACTAATTACACGCTACCTGAAGGTTACCCGATGCTCAAATTTCCTATTGTCAGCTACAATGAGGAACAGGAGTTATACTACAAGCGTAATTTCACAATCAACTACGAAGCAGACTATGTGCTGCACTTTCACGCTGACAAGGTAAATGGAGAAAGTTGTACGCGTGTTATCTTAGCTTCCGGGTATGAGTACATTTGTGCGATGACAGAAAGCAAGTTCACGCAGTTGATTGAACCTTATTTCTTTTTTCAATTCATTCAAAATAATTCCAATGGGTAAGTTAACATACTTAGTGCTGCATTGCACCGCAACCCCTGAAGGTCGTGCCGTAACAGCGGATCAAATAAGATCGTGGCATACATCACCACCGCCACAGGGCAGAGGATGGAAGCAGGTAGGGTATTCGGCAATGATTCACCTTGACGGTAAAGTTGAGATATTGACACCATTTGATGAGGATGACGATGTAGAAAAGTGGGAGGTAACTAATGGTGCTGCCGGCATTAATTCGATTAGCCGTCATATCGTTTACGTGGGAGGCACGGATAAGAATGGACGTGCAAAGGACACACGTACACAGGCACAACGAATAGCGATGGATAACTTTGTAAAACAAACTATTGCAGCGCATCCGAGTATTAAAGTAGCAGGACACAATCAATTCGCAACTAAGGCTTGTCCGTGCTTTGACGTACCAAACTATTTACGCTCTATCGGTGTTGACGAAACAAACGTCCACAAATGAAACGTTTTGACATTTACTTGGTGGGTGTGTTGGTTGTGCTTTGCGTGTGGTTTATTCGCACGTGTGAAAAGCAGCCGAGCGTTGACATGAAACCATTGGAGCAACAAATCGACAGCCTACGTGATGCTATTAATAACCGCGACACGTTGATTGTTCACCGAGACACGGTAATAAAGCAAACAAGCCGAATTAAAGAGTTGACACGCGAATACTATACGAAGATCGACACGGTGTTAAAGTTGCAGATATGCGACACGTTAGCGGTTGCGTGTGATAGCCTTGCGGATCGTTACCGTGAGCAGGATAGCGTTTTTCGTGCGCAAATCTTCGATTACAAGCAATTAGTAAGCAAACAGGATAGTTCTATTGAGTTGCTAAAAAAACAGCGCACACGACGATTTATCGCAGGATTTGGAGTAGGTTTTGCAACTGGGCTTATAGTTCCGCGAATTCGCTGATCTTGCGAAGTACATTGGTAGCATCTGCAATTGTACGCACTATAAACAAAAGACCGCCATTCCAATTATTAAAGAATTCTTTTTGATCGTCAGTTAATTTACCCTTTGGCATCTTTACCTCAACAAGCGCGGTAATTCCGCGATAACCTACAATAAGGTCAGGTACACCTTTGCCGGATAGCTGATGCACGGACGCACCGAATGATCTAAATTCCTCTATTATTTCCCGTTCGTTTTGGTCGCGTTTGGCTGCCTGTCTGTTGATGCTCATGCCCAAATTTACGCGGAATTGCGTACTTTCTTAGGTTATAGCCTAAAAATAATTGTATTGATTTACAGCAAGTTACGGAAATTTAACAAAAATAATTGCCTAAATGTTTGCAGGTAACAAAACTGTTACTACCTTTGCTTCATCAAATTAAAACAAATAACTATGACAAATCAAGAAATTATCGCAAAAGCAAACGAAGTAGTAAAAGGCGCAAACTTTACTAAAATTATGAAAGTAAGAAAAAACGCAGGTGCAGCATTTTTAATAGTTGCATTAGGAAATGGATTAGGAATTTACGGTTCTTACACAAGTGATGTTATTTATGCTAACTGGAATAATCAAATGGTAAGATTAGCATAACACCCCCACGGGGAGCAGCATCCTACACTGCATTGACAACAAAACCAAAACCAAAATGAAACAGGAAATTAAAGCAGCGGCATTCGGACTATTATTCATTATGCTATTCGTGTGGATGTACGAACGAGCGATGACAGACCACGAAGAGAAAACCTTGCTACACCGCCAAGAGATCGAAGGCAAAACAGCGGATAGTAGTTACATTCGTTGTATGGATTGCATTGAGCGTTGGAATCACAAACGCGCTACCATGCCAAAACATCGCAACTTAAAAGACAGCGCAATAATCGGGGCTTGTCGTGGATTGTGGCTACGAGAGGAGGTGGAAGGTGAGTAGGTCAATCAGCATTTACCTATACGTAAGTATCGACGGGGATAGGCACGAAATTGAAATCATCCGCGATACGGAAGGATCAGCGCATCAGGACATCGACGAAGGCGATAGATGGACAGCACCATGCGCTATGGACATTGTTGATCTTGACAAGTACGACATTGCAATAAACGAGACAGTTGCAGAAATGCGCGAACAATTAATCAATAAACTAATCGAAACCAATTAAAATTAAATATTATGAAGTACTACAAAACATCACTACAAGACCTATACTGCATTAACGAAGTTGGACGCGGCACTTTCATCGAAACGGATGGATTAACATTTATTAATATTAGTTTATTTGCATACGGCGAATTAACAAAAGATGACAATACTTTAATAATCATGGCTCATGATTTGCCTGACCGCGATGTTGTGGAAATTGATTTGGACACCTTTAAGGCTATTCTTGGAAGATTCTCATTAACGGCATACCTGCACATATGACGTGGCGTACCTTAATAATAGCTACCATGCTATTACTTGCGATCAGCGTAATTATTGACCTAATAATAAATTAAACCATGACGTATTCACAACGAGTAACACAACGACAAAAAGCACTTGGCGTGTCATCCACAGCCATTGCGAGAAACTTAAACATTAGCCGTAAAACATTGTACGAACGATTTGTCAAGCATAATTGGAAGGATGGCGAAAGAATTATTTTGCGTCGACTGTATGGAATTGAGTAACAAATTTGTATCTTTGCATTCATAAACCAAAAACCAAAAAACATGAAAACCAAAAAAGAAGATGGGGTGGAATATCCCGATGGATTCTTTGAAGAATCAACAACACCTGAACAAACCGAGCAGCCTACGACCGAAGTAGTGCCGGTAGAACAGGATCAACCTACGGAGATCGCACAACTACAACCGCGTCAGGTTAACCTACCTAACGTGTCCGTGTTCAGCAATGCAGAGTCTTTTGAACTTGCACAACGTCAGGCGAAGGTCTTATCAGCATCGCAGTTAGTTCCTAAGACGTATCAAGGTAACATTGCTGACTGCATTATAGCAATTGAAACCGCGTCACGCATTGGAGCATCGCCTTTGATGGTTATGCAGAACTTGTACATTGTACACGGCAAACCTGCATGGAGCAGCAACTTTCTTATCGCAACGCTTAACGCTTCGCCTAACTGGGGTGCGATCGGTTACGAGGAAAATACAGACAACGGTGGATCGTGCCGTGCGTATTCCGAAGATAAGCGCACGGGTGAATTGAAGTACGGCATCTGGGTGAGCATGGCAATGGCTAAGGCGGAAGGTTGGAGTGAGAAAGCAGGTAGCAAATGGAAAACAATGCCACAGTTAATGCTCAGATACCGGGCAGCGGCATTTTTTGTTCGTCAGTTTGCGCCTGAGATCAGCATGGGCATCCATACCTACGAGGAAGTAATTGATGTGCAATCAAAGCCGTATGTTGAATCTAATAAATCGAAGTGGCATGAGTAATCTAATCGAAAGTTATACGCCGGAATGGTATGAGCAACGTGTTGGGAAGTTTACAGCCTCCCGACTATCGGAACTGTTGACCAAGCCGCGCGGTAAATATCATCCGATTGTGTTGGAGAAGGTCGGTGAAATCCTTACAGGTCAGTCCGCAGACAACACGTACATGAGCGAAGAAATGCAGCGCGGATTGGAATTAGAACCGTTAGCGATCAAATGGGCAGAGCGGAATACCGGGTTGAAGATGGAAGCGGAGTCGTACTTTAAAACGTGGGATGAGTGCGATGCTTTCGGTGCTACGTGTGATCGGGTGGGTATGACCGATGACGGGCATAAAGTAATTGTCGAGGTTAAATGCCCAAAGACAAAGACGCACATCGAGTATTGCTGCCTTATCGAATCAGCGGATGACCTTAAAGCGGTTAACAAGGATTACTATTGGCAGATTGTTGCAGGTGCAATAGTTCACGATGCGCGGCACGGACTGTTCGTTTCATTCGATGATCGCATTAACGAGGATTGTGGGTTATTCCTGCTATTCTTTGAAATACCTGAAGAGGACATCGAAACTGGCAAGGCTGCCATATTAAAAGCCGTAGAACAACGTAATTACTTAGTAAGTACATTTAAAAACAACTAACATGAAAACTCAAAGACAAGCATTGATCACTGCATTCATTCAAGAACGCAATTTAACGACCATTACAGCGTTTAAATTAACCGGAAGCATGAAGTTACCATCACGTGTAGCAGAGTTCGAGGAAATGGGCTTAAAGTTCAAAAAAGAGCCGTCAGTATTCAAGACGCGATACGGAACGAGTGGCAGGTTCACTACCTACACACTTGTTAATAAATCAGACGCAAAAAAGTTGCTGAAAGGAATGCAGGTAAAGAAAAAGTAGTAAATTTGTTTATCGTTGCCCTCTCACATTATAAGCAACTAACAATTTAATGCCCATTGGCAGAAAACAGAGGTGAGAGGCTGTGAGTATGTTGATGGGCATATTTATTTTACAATGGCTAAGAAATCTAAAGATCCTGCATTCCTGTTTTACACTTCAGACTTTTTGACTGGCACTTTATTTATGAGCAATGAGCAGGTAGGTGTATACATTCGTTTATTATGTGCTCAACATCAGCACGGAGGATTGATTGATAAGAACAGTTTTAACGGAATGGTTAAGGAAGATAGCGTATTAAGATCAAAGTTTGTGGAAACGGAGGATGGATTTTACAATGAGCGATTAATGGAGGAAATGGTATTGCGTCAAAAGAAAACGACTAACTTAAGTGCTAATGCTCAAAAGAGATGGTCAAAAGTACAAAATGATGCAAAAGCAATGCAATTGCATATTAATAACGATGCAAATGCATTACAATTGAATATGCCGATTGAAGATGAAAATGAAGATGTAAATTTAGATGTAAATAATAAGATAGGGGGTGTGGGGGAAAGACCTAACTACACGCCGTCATTAGACAACCAACACATCGAAGTTGATCAGTTAAAACCGATATTGATGCAGCGAACATCATGGAGAGACATTCAGCAGCGGAACGGCAAGTACACGGATGAACAATTCGAGGTAACGGTGAACGCGTTTATTGAATGGCTAAAAGAGAAAGGCGAGTTGACCAAGACACCAAAGGACGCGCGATTCCATTACAATAACTTTGCCAAAAGAAAACGATCAGAAAAGACAGTTGTAAAAGCACCGGCATACAAAAAATTAGACTAACTAACAAACATTATGAAAACAATAACATCAATATCAGGCGGTAAAACATCCGCATATTTGGCTAAACATTATCCAACTGATTATAATATATTTTCATTGGTAAGAATTGATGATCATAGATGCAGACCGAAAGACAACAGCATTGTAAAATATGCCAGTGATAAAATTGGCATGGATTTTATAGCAACTGCCGAAAGTGATAAAACATTGTACGTCATGCGAGATTTAGAGCAATTGCTTGGAAAAGAAATAATTTGGGTAACTGGCGATAGTTTTGATCAGTTAATAAGAAAACGCAAAGCACTGCCGAATATCATGCAAAGGTTTTGTACAACTGATATGAAAATGTTTCCTATCGCTGAATGGTGGTTTAGGGAGATATGCGAAAAAATACAAATGCAAGTCGGATTTAGATATGATGAAAAAGAACGTGCAGATAGATTTAAGACAGATATAAAAATAAAAGTAGGTAAGCACACAAATGGAAATAATAAGTGGAAAGAATTTAATTGGCGAGTAGGAAAGTTTCCATTAATTGAAGATAAAATAAATCATTATCATGTAGTACAGTGGGCTAAATCGACATTATTAGAATTTCCTCAAGATAGTAATTGTGTTGGATGTTTTTGGAAGCCATTACAACAACTGAGGAAAAATTGGGAAAATGAACCGCTAAAAATGCAATGGTTTTCAGACGTTGAACAAGCTAACTATTCTAAAAGAATTAAAGTTCAAAAATGGAAAAAAGAAGCAAATTATGAACAAATTAAAAACATCGGTTTGCAACAAGATTTTCATTTTGGAACTGGAAGCGGATGCCAAGCAGGATTTTGCACAGATTAATGTATAATTGCAAAAAGTTAAAAATTATTGCGAATCGTAGTATATTATCATACAAAACCAAAACCAACATGAAATATTTAGTAACATACATTGAAAACGGAATACAGAAAGCGTTTTATACAAATTGGTTTGACATTGAAAATAACTTCAATTCAGAAGTAGGAATGGTTGTTTTTGATTTGGTAAATCATAAGTATATGGTAAATAGTTTAGGATGGACAGATATTCAAGTAGACCATCTCTAAGCCTTGCCACTAACGTTTTCGGGCTCGGCGAAGTGGCTGAACCCAAAGTTAAATAGAATTAATAAACTAAAAAATTAAGAACAAATGTTGATAGAAGAACCAAACAGCCATTTTGCCAAACCAGTGTTAGCCCCAGTACGTGTACTTAATCTCTACGCTTGTTTAGGAGGTAATAGATTATTATGGGAAAATTGCGAAGTAACTGCCGTTGAATGGGATGAAGAACTTGCAAAACTATATCAAGAGAGATTTCCAAATGATAAGGTAATAGTTGGCGATGCTCACAAATACCTATTAGAACACTTTAATGAGTTTGATTTCATTTGGAGTTCTCCACCTTGCCCAAGCCATAGTAGAGCAAGATTCGCAAGGCGAAATACAACTACGCCAATTTACCCTGACTTGAAGCTGTATGAAGAAATATTGTTTTTAGAAAACTATTATGAGGGCAAATATTGTGTAGAAAATGTAATACCATATTACGAACCATTGATACCTGCAAAAAAAATAGGAAGGCATTTATATTGGACAAATTTTAGACTGCCGAATGATTTAGGAGAACGAAAGCACTCAATTATGGAAAGCAAAGATGAAACTAAAAAATGGTGCGAATTTCACAATTACGATTTTACTAAATATAAAGGCACTCAATCTGTTCAAAAGATTGCCCGAAATTTAGTTGATTACGAAGCTGGAAAAACAATATTTAATATAGCAATGGGAATAATTAACAAACCTAAAACAAGCCAAGGATGTCTATTTGGAAACGAATGGTAGTATTGGTGCTAACTTGTAAATACACGCAACTGCTGAGCACACCCCGAAAATCATTATATTAGCAAACCAAAACCAAACCAAATGGAGCAGAATAAAACCATATCCGCTAATGAGTTAGAGCGTATTGTCATTGGCACGTTGCTGATCGACGTTAACGCAACCAAACAAGCCTTAGACATAATCGACGAGCGTTGTTTTTATGATAGTAAGAACGCGCGTGTATTTGCAGCTATCGAAAGGCTATTCAGTAGACATGAGGCGGTCGACCTTGTAACCGTTACTCAAGAACTAAAGTCGAGCAATGAGTTGGAAGTTATTGGCGGAATGGCTGTATTAAGCGATTACGCGATGCGTGTGGCATCTTCGTTGCACCTTGACGGTCATTGCAGGTTGTTGCTTGAATATAAGATTAAGCGCGAGATTCTGCATAAATCCGAAAAACTGTTTACAAAGTCGCAGAACGAAAGCAGCGATGTGTTCGACTTACGCGATCAGGTAAAAGAACTGTATGACTTTATGCTGCAGGAAACGACCAAAGGCAAACAGATAGTTCATGTCGCGGAGGTTGTCAATGCTGAGCGTGAGAATTACAACCTGAAGGCTGAAAATTACGCGAAAGGGTTACCGACTGGAGTTCGTACCGGGTTAGCAGGATTAGATCGAATCTTGGGTGGCTTTCAGAATAGCGACCTTGTTATTTTAGCCGCACGACCTGCGATGGGTAAGACGGCTTTAGTGTTAACCTTTGCAAAAAATTGCAACGTGCCATCCGTGTTTTTTTCTCTCGAAATGTCATCGCTACAATTAACGCAACGTCTAATAATGCAACACGCGCAGGTGGACGCGGAGAGATATAAGAACGGAATGTTATCGCAGGTAGAATTGTTGGAGGTGGAAAAAGCACGTGGTAAGGTTGAGCGGATGCAGCTATTTATTGAGGACAAAGCAGGTATTGACTGGCAGGAATTACGATCAAAAGCGTTAAAGGAAGTCGAGCGAGGTGCAAAGATTATTTTTGTTGATTACCTGCAACTTGTAAACGTTCCAAGTGCAAAGAACCGCAACCGTGAGGCGGTAATATCTGAGATCAGCCGTGAGTTAAAGAAAGTAGCTAAGGATTGCAATGTGCCGGTAATAGCCTTATCGCAGTTGAGTCGTGCAGTTGAAGGTAGGGGTGATAAGATTCCGCAGTTATCCGACCTTCGAGAAAGTGGAGCAATCGAGCAGGATGCGGATGTAGTTATGTTTATTCACCGTCCAGAATATTACGGAATAATGCAGGATGAAGGCGGTAATTCAACGCAAGGCAAAGCGGAGGTAATAATTGCTAAGCATCGTAACGGAGCGGTTGGTACCATTACAACGAACTTCATATCTTCATGCACGTTATTTACTGATGAAGAAGTAAGTCAACCACAATCACAACCAATGTACAATCCAAACACGGATGCGATCAAAAAATATCACGACGAAAATCCATTTTAACTAAAAACCAAAAACCAAAAACCAAAAACCAATGAAAAAAGAAATAACAAAAGAAGAATTTATTGAAGCGTTCGATATAGTTAATCGATACAAACAACAACTGTACGATAAGATAAAAGAATGCAAAGAGCAAACAATTGTGATTAATAAAACCATGAAGTATGTTGATACTGGAATGTTAACTGCAACACCAAATTCATTTATAGAAGAATTAGACATTAACACAAGAGTAAAACGATGCCTTTATATGTTATGGTATAAATCTGGCAAAAATGAAAATGATAGAAAATTTCATGAAGTCAAATTAAGTGAATTGAACGGATTGAGTAAATCTGCATTAAAAGATTGTCATGGTTTTGGGGTTAAAACCATTAAAGAAATGGAACTAATTTTTCAACAAGCACAATTAACACTAAAAGACTAAACCAATGAAAATTCCAGCAGAAAAATTTAAACACGAACTATTCAGTTCAGTTCAGGAAGTATTCGACCTGAACTACTTACAGCTGTCAAGTGCATCGAGACTCGGGTATTTAACACTCGTCCGACATCTTTGCATGAACCTTATGCGTGAATATACTACGCTTAGCACACCAATGATAGCAGCTACGTTCAACCGCGACCATGCTACGGTCATTCACGCTAATAAACGTCATCTGTTAAAAGACAATCCAAGAGCGGATAAGAATTACCATGATGCCTACATCAACCTAATGAAATCCTTATCGCCTAAATTGATGTTGTTATTGACTGGCAACGTGCCGGTGTTAAATTTAACGATCATGGGTTACGACCTGCAAAAGTTAATCAACCTTCGCAATTTCTTCAGCGACATTGGTGATAAGAATAACGTTAGCATGATGAACATTTACATCGAGCAATTTAGAAACATAGAGCGCGAAGCCTTAGCACTTGAATATGTCAACTAAAAGTAAATAAGTGTCAAGTAAACACGTTTATTAATAACGTAAGTTTGACAGCGTGAATCGAGATCAGATAATCGCGGAACTATACACGCACAAAGAACTTAAACGGGCTTTGCGTAAGTATGCGATTAGCGCGGAAACGCGAGAAGATCTTTGGCACTATGTTATCGAGGCAGTTTGCAAGTTACCTGAGGAAAGTTTATTGCAGTTACATTCATCAGGACGATTAAAGCACTACGCGTTTATTACTTTGCGAAATTTAGCAGGTAACACGCGTAGTGTTTACTTCAAAGAGTGCGGCTTGAATGAGTTTAAGTTGACGATGGACGAAGTGGATGTGATAGCGGATGAAGAGGATTCTGATCAGTTGCCCGTTATCGAAATGGATCAATTCAAAGCATTCTTAGATTATGCAGCGCGTGAACGTACCGATATTACAATGGAGGCTATTGTAACACGTGAATACATCAATTACACGCCAATAAAGCGTAGAAGTTATCGGGACTTTCAGATAGTAACCGGAATACATTATAGCAGCGTTTGCGTGTACGTTAAACGAATGGTCAAAGAATTTAATCAAAACCAAAACCAATGCGTATCTCATTAGTAATGACAGGCACACCGGATCATCCCATCAGAAACGGGATGGACTTGTATCGTCTGTATATGCCTTATAGTAAGGTCGAAGGCGTTACGATTAATCTCAAGCACGATCTTATCGGTGCAAAGTTAGACGCGGACGTGTACGTAATTAATCGCGCTTATCCTGTTGAGTTATTTCGATATATAAAAGAGCAAGGTAAAAAGATTATATTAGACCTTGACGATCACTGGGATATCCCTACGTGGCATCGTTTACATCCTAAGCGATTAGAGGCAAACATTCAACACGCTAAGTCCTTAAACTTGGATCACGAGGCGCAAATGTTGCAGCGTCAATTGGATGAGGTGGTAAGTTGGAAACATCAACTAAATGAGGTTGTTAAAATTGTGGACGCGGTTACCGTGTCGACACCCATGTTATCTGCTTACTATGTTAAGCAATTTGGCATACTTCCTACAATTATACCAAACACTATTGCACCTGAAATAACACGCTTTACTACAAAGAAGCAACCATCACGATTTACTCGCTTTGGATTTATTGCAGGTACTTTTCGTGAGCGCGATGCAGCGTTAATGCACAAAGGCATTCAGCGTTCGTTCAAGGATCAGGAGTTGAAAGGCAAATGGCAGTTGATCCAAACCTTTAACGCGCACGGTAGCTATGCTGAGCAGGAGCGCAACTTCACCAACAATTACACGAACGTATCGGAGTGGTATCGGGACTATCTTAAGAAGTTTATCGAGCAAGGCAACCATGTTGCGAATCAGCAATGGTATAAGCGCGTATGGGCTATGGATGCTGTTAACTACGGTAAAATGTATGAGGAAGTTGATGTGGCTTTAATTCCTATGCAGCACGGTGTATTTAATTCCTGCAAATCAGAGTTGAAGTTGATCGAGGCAGGATTTACCGGGTGCGCTGCTATTGTATCGGATGTGATGCCGTATGCACCATATTTACAACACAACGTCAACTGCATATCTACTAATGAGGATCAGGGGTGGTATCGCGGTATTCGTGAACTGACTTTGAACAAAGAATTACGTCATAAGTTAGCTTGGAATCTTCAAGAGACAATGTTTGAACACTTTAACCACAACCGCGCGGATGCAGCGGTACACACACTACTTAACACATTATGAAGATCGGTATAGGGGTAACAGGATGCACACGACCTGAACACGTACAAACGTGCGTGGATGAGATTAAAAAGCACACGCAATTGGATCACAAGTTAGTCGTAATGATTGACGAGAAAAAGAAAGGCGTTGCATGGAATAAGAATCAATGTCTTGAAGCGTTGCAGGATTGCGATTATGTATTTTTATTTGACGATGATTGCTTCCCAAGAGCCAAAGGGTGGGAGACTTTCTTTATTGAGCATTCAAAGCGGACGGGAAACCAACACTTCATATATCAACACGAGACATTGCAGGTTACGCAAATCAAATGCATAGACGACATTGCACAATACAACAACTGCAACGGCTGCATGATGTTCTTTACCCGTGCTTGTTTAGATGGCATTGGTAGCTTTGACGAGTCATTCGGGGTATATGGATTTGAACACGCTGACATGAGCGTACGTGCTAACTTAGCAGGATTCACACAAGCAGACTTTGTTTGTCCTATTGGAGCAAGTCAGTACGTCTATTCTTTGGATTTGGATAACTACATCGAATATCCTATCGAGCATCGTCCATCTTTATTCCCTGATGAAATAGCACATGCTGTAAAGGTTAGCCGTGATAGATGGGTTAATAAACTAAACAACGAACTAAAACCAAAACAAGATGAAAAAGATTCTGATTAAGTACGCATCCCGTCAACGCCCGGATAAATTTGCGCGTGGTATGGATAGCATCATGAAGGCGACAAACAAAAGTCGCATCACCGTGTTGGTATCATTAGATAAAGACGATCCTGAATTACTGCAATATCACCGCGTAATGGAACACAATCCCGATCTGCGTGTTATTTGCCTGATAGGCACTTCATACGGTAAAATAGACGCTATTAACCGTGATATGCACACATTACAGGATTGGGATATATTGGTTAATTTCTCCGATGACATGGTGTTTACGGTAGATGGGTGGGATGATATAATTGAGCAGCAATTTACTGACGAACCTTTGTTTTTGCATTTGCCTGACGGACATCAGAACGAGAATATCAGCACGATGTCAATTATGAATAAAGCATACTACAATCAGGACGGATACATTTACCATCCATCTTACAAATCATTATGGTGCGATGTTGAAGCAACGGAGGTGGCAAAGTTACGCGTTCAGCACAAGTACGTTAACGTTCGCATTTTCGATCATTTGCACGTAGCATGGGGTAAGGCTGAATGGGATGCGTTGTATGTTAAGAATGAGAACCGTGAACTTTGGAATCATGACGAGCAAGTTTACCACACACGTAAATCAAAGAATTATGAATTACAGCCAAAATAACGAGCAAGAAATAATCCTGAATTACTTTGCCGGTAAGACGGGCAGGTTATTGGACATTGGAGCAAATGACGGTAAGACTTTCAGCAATAGTTACGCACTTATTGAACAGGGGTGGGGTGGTATCTTGGTTGAGCCATTGCCATCTTGCGTAAAAAAGTTAAAGAAGTTGCACGGTGAAAATAACAAAGTAACAATCATTGATGCTGCTATTGTTTCCGTACCTACTGATGAAAAGATAAAATTTTATGTTAATGATCCGCACATACCTAATGATGACGGGTTGCTTAGCACGGCTGTTGTATCGGAGAAAAATCGCTGGAAGGGATTAAACTTTAACGAAATCGAAGTTGACGCATACACCTACACCGATTTATTCGACGGTGAAAAATTTGACTTTATCAGTATAGATGCTGAAGGTATGGACTATGCGATACTTAGACAGATCGACTTAACTAAGACGGAGTGCAAGTTATTATGCGTAGAGTTTAATGGTGTCAACCCACAAGTATACCTTGACTATTGCGCCAAACACGGAATGCAAGAAATTCACCGGAATAATGAAAATCTAATCTTTGCAAAATGAAAACTATTGAACAATACATAGCTGAAATTATTGACGAGAAGGACAAATTATTATTTTTTGAATTTGGAATGTACGATGCGTATCACACGTATATTATGCTCGACATGATTCCGAGTAGCAAGAAATTTGAGTATCATGGCTTTGAAATGATCGACTGGCTATACAATCAAATAGTTGATAAGAAAAAAACATACGCAAACGGTCAGATGCATTTGGTTAACAAAGCAATATCCGATAAAACAGGTGTTAAGAAGTTTTATAAGTCGGGAGGCAAACGTGATGAAAATGGACAACTAAAAGAACACTATTATGGCAGTAGTTCAATAGTTAAGCCCGTAGAAGTTACAAACGTATTTCCGGCAATGAACTTTACTGAGTCGCAAGTGGAGTGCATAAAATTAGACGATTACGTGAATGAGTCGGGGTTAACTGGCAAAGTGATTGATTTTATTTGGGCAGACATTCAAGGAGCGGAACATCTGTTAATTAAAGGCGGAGTTAATACCTTCAAAAATGTAAGATACTTCTACACGGAATACTGCGGTAAAGAATGGTATAAAGGCAATAAAGATGCGAAAGGAATACAAAGAATGCTACCATATTTTGAAGTCGTGCAAGACTTTGGCGGTGATGTGTTACTGAAAAATAAAAACCTATGATGTTATCAATTTTAATTCCTACCGTACCACAAAGATCGCGGTTGCTTATTCAGCTATTAGATGAGTTGAATAAACAGATACAGGACTGCAGCGCGTTCGATGTTGTGGAAATAATAACCGACGATGCGCCTGTTGGAAGTAAAAGTACCGGGCAAAAAAGAAATGACCTGCTCGACAAGGCTAATAACAAATACGTGTGGTTTATTGACGATGACGATATGGTAATGAAAAACGCAATTCGCAACATATTGACGGCGTTGGATCAAAACCCTGACGCGTTGGGAATAAATGGCATCATTACTACGGATGGAATTAACCCGAAAAAGTGGTACATCAGCAAAGATTTAGAGTATATGGCAGACACGATAAATGGCAATGAAGTATATCTAAGACCAACTAATCACATAACGCCTGTAAAAAAAGAGATTGCACAGGCTATAAGATTTGAACACAAAAGCAACTTTGAGGACTACGAATACTGCATGAAGTTGAAAAATGCAGGTTTAATAAAGACTGAGGTTAAAATTGACGAGCCTGTTTACCATTATCAGTACTTGTCAACAAATAAACTATACTAATGAAAGTAGCTGTTTGTTCATACGCGAGTGCGTGTCATAAGTTCGGACGCGATAAAAGCCAAAGATACTTTAAGTATGCTGAACGGTTAAGGGATGGGTTGACGGGTGTAGACTTTTATCTATTTACTGAAAACAATCTTGACCATCCTAACCATAGCGAAGTGCCGTATGCCTTCAAACCATACGCTATTGACAAACTGCGAAAGGAATACGATATTGTCATCTGGGCAGATAGTTGCGTGTACGCAATAAAACCGATAGACAAGTTTATCGAATACATCAAGATAAACGGGTTTGCATTCTTTGATAACATCGGATTCAGGATTGGCGATTACACTTCGGACGAATGCTTAAACAACTTAGGCATGAGTAGAGATGAATCATTTAATCACCCGATGATTATGGCTTGTTTAATGGGATTCAATTTCACAAATGACAAAGCAGTAAAATTATTTGATGCATATTACCAAGCCACAAAAATTAAAGGTTGTTACGAAGGCGATTGGTCTAATCAATTTAACCAAGTAAGTCAAGACAATCGAGTGAAGGGACACAGGCACGATCAGTCGGTCATGAGTGTCTTATTAGCTAAAGAAAAAATAAAGCCTTTGCATCCTCATTCTACATTTTTTGCGTATTACGGCAATCCCGGTCATTTACCACACGCTCAGACAGTTTGTTTACTTTCACAAGGCTTTTAACATGATCAACTACGAACTAATAAAGTCAGCTACGGGAGACATCGTGCAGATAGGATGCGAGGATATTGCCAAGCACACCGAACTAATGAACTTTTGCCGTCGACATCGCAAACGATTAATAACATATTGCCTAACGGAAACGGATAAAGAAAACAGCAACTATCACGGAACGTACCACATTCAAAGGGTGTGGGATGCTTCGGTAGACCTTAGTAAATTCTCATACATAATCGAAAACAAATAAACATGGAACAGTTATTAATTTCAGCATTGATCGGAATAGCATCGTATTGGTTTGTAGGTATGACCTTAATACCGTCTCAAATCCTGCTCAAATACACGGGTAAAATACACATGAAGCCGTTTACCTGCGAGTTGTGCATGGCGTGGTGGATAGCCTTAGCCGTTAACATTACGCTATTCTGTAATTTTAGTGATATGAAGTCCATCGTATTAGCGGTACTTATGAGCGCGTTTGCTTCGTTTGTTGCCGTTTTAGGAATGGAGTTCCACAAAAAGCTACAGCGATGACCGAGAAGCAATACAACTTTTTAGCACCGCACATGGACGCTATTAAGCGATTCAAGTCAGTAGGGCAGGAGGTCAGCACCGCACCGCGTGAGCCGATGCGGCAGGTGTACATGGAAATATACAAGGAGCTATTACCGCTATCTTGTTCATCCTGCATCAGACATTTATACGAACGAATTAACGAACACATAGAAGAATATGAGCGAAACAGGTAGAGACGAAAAGGGAAGGTTTACTGAACGCAACATTTGGTCGCTAATCAAAAAAAATGTAGGCAGACCGCGTTTATGGGAAACACCCGAAGAACTTTTAGCGGCAGGTTTATCTTATTTTGAATGGGCAGATGACGTTTATAAGGGTAAATATGCTGAAGCGGATATGCGTTTGTACTTAGGGTTTCACAACCGTACATCGTGGCATGATTACAAACATAATCCCGAATTTGCTAACGTTATATACATATTAGAATCGATCATGGAAGGCGACACGGAAAAGAAATTAATGTGGGCAGCATCGACTCAGGGCGCGATATTTAAATTGAAAAACAAATTCGGTTGGAAGGACGAAGTAACTCAAAACCAAAACATAACTAATGTCCAAGCATCTTTCGGTGAAGTTGTACCGTCCGCATCAGAATCAGCAAAAGATTCATGATTCAATAAACGGTAGTAACCACAAATACTACGTGCTTAACATTGGTCGTCAATTCGGTAAAACGATGTTGGCGATGAATCAGCTATTTTATTGGATGTTCAATAATAGCGGCTGCAAATGCGCGTGGATTTCACCCGTTTACAAGCAGTCCAAGAAAGTATTTGAGGAAATGGTGTTGGCATTTGAAGGTACGGGATTAATCGAAAAGAATGCAACGGAGTTAACTATTAAGATCGGCAAATCTTCGCTTCAGTTCTTCAGCGCGGAACGTTACGACAACATCCGAGGCTTTACATTCGATTACCTTGTATGCGACGAGTTTGCGTTTATGGACGAAGCAGCATGGACGGAGGTGTTACGTGCTACGGTACTTGTCAAAGGTCGCAAGGTGTTGTTAATTAGCACACCGAAGGGTAAGAATCATTTTTACAACCTTTACAACTTGTCAGGGGTAAACGATCAATATAAGTCGTTCCGGATGAGTTCGTACGATAACCCGTTAATCAATCCACAGGAAATTGACGATGCGCGGTTGACATTACCTGACCATGTATTCAGACAGGAATACTTAGCTGAGTTTATCGACGGTGGTGCTGGTATCTTTGCGCCAAAGTGGGAAGAGGCTGCAGGTGGCACACGTTTCTTTGCAGGTGTTGACTTAGGTAGGGCGGATGACTATTCGGTACTGTCGATTTTTAACGAGCAAGGCAAACAGGTGTACATTAATCGCTGGAGACATAACACGTGGGCAAATATCACACGGGAAATAACTACCGTAATTAATCAATTTAACGCACGTGCATTTGTCGAGGTTAACAGTATCGGTGATGCGTTAATAGATCAAATAAAGCAGCAATGCCGTAACCCGCAAAACATAGAGCCGTTCGTAACAACAAGCAAGTCAAAGAATGACGCGATTGAGCAGTTGGCGGTTGCTACACAAAATGGTGAGGTAACATTCTTACCTATTGACTGGTTGCAAAAGGAGTTTGACGTGTTTACCTTTGAGTACAATGCTAAGTCAAGGACGATCAAATACGGTGCGCCATATGGATTCCACGATGACGGTGTAATGGCTACGGCAATAGCGTATAATTGCTTCAAAGAAAGTAAAGGACATCAATTCTCAATACGATATTAACATGAACTATCAAAAATTAAAGGCAGGTCAATTAGGCGACTTTTTCCGCATTGCAGCCGTACAGCCCAAAGACGAAGTTGAACAATTGGATAAGGACGTTGCATTGCTATCCATGATTCACGGAAAGCCTGACAGCTACTTCACGAACTTGTCATTCAAGGACTTTAACGAATACCGTAAGCAGTTGTATGCGTTGCTATCAGTCGAGCCATCAGCGCGTTACATTCCGGCATTTAAGGTTAACGGGTATAAATTTACCTGCCTACCTAACGTGAACACGATCAAAGTGCATCACGAGCAGGACGTAAAGATGCTGCGACTAAATGCGGACAACCTATACGACAAGCTACCTTACATCGTGGCTATCTTTTCCGAGCAACGTAAGCAGCTATTCAAAAAGAATCTGTCATTTGTTGATAAGTGCGAACTATTCAAAAAACATCTACCTGCAGACGTGGCAATCGGTATTGCGCTTTTTTTTTGCGCGGCATCAAAGAAACTCGAACCGCTTATCGCAACCTATTTGGAGGAACTAACAGACAAGCTGGAAGCGGAGGTGAACAAGGCGTTAGCATCCATGAACATTGGGGATGGCAACTAAACATCTACGAGATCACGAACGGGGATAAGACCAAAGAGGATGCGTATTGGAATATGACGCTTATTGAGTGGTATAACCGCTTGGCACTAATGAAAGACGTGCAGGATGACCACAAAGAGCGGATGGAGGCAATAAAGCAGAAGATGCAGGTACGCTAAACGTTAACCCGTTCATGTAATTTTATAGGCATGGCGGTAACAGGCGGCAATCCCGATGACTTCGTATTCGACACCCTTACAACATGGGCGCAAAATGTCGTTAACGAAATTCGGAACAACCTTACAAAGAAAGATCCATTTTTAGGTGATTCCGATTTAGCACAATCCATCACGCCACAGGTAGAGCGTACCGATGACGGATACGTGCTGACAATAACCATGAACGATTATTGGAAGTACGTCGATCAGGGACGTAAACCAACAAGGTCAAGTGGGAATGGAGCGGTACGTAAGAATTTATTGTTGTGGATCAGTAAACGTGGAATTGCACCACAATTAAGCCAAAAAGTCTACAACAAAAAGACAGGCAAATACTACAACCGCACTTTCAAAAGTTCTTTGGAATGGCGTGATTCTTTGTCCTATGCTATTGCGTCTAAGATTCACAAGAAAGGATTTGTTAGCAGAGGCAAAGGATTCTTTTCAGAGGTGTGGCAACAGGAAAACATAAATGAATTGCTTCAGACATTACTAAGCGAAAGCGGTGAAGTGTTTGTGGCGCAAATACTTGAAGATTAATGGCTATCAACATTACAGATCAACCCGAAGACTGGACACCCGTATACAATGATATGCGGTTCGTGATCGCATCTACCAACACAACGCAACCTAACTTTCGCTACGTTGCAGACGTTTACGTTTCAGGTGTTGCAGGATCTACACGATTAACCTTTGATGCTAACCCTATTACCGGGTACGGTGTCGTGGATATATCCGCTATTATTAAGTCCTACATTAGTTTCGACTTTAATACATCGGTGTACGGCTTTCAGCGTTGCACAAATAGCTACAAAGCGTATGAGGTTGAGTTCGGTGAGCAATATGGCACAACGGTAACGACTTATCCTAATGTAACATCCACAGGTGTGAAGTATGCTTGGAATGCGTCTTTAAGCGCGGAGTTGTTACAAAGCTATACATCATCGACATACTTGGTGAGCAGCGGTGTGCTATTAACAAATCAACCGGAACGGCAAAAGTTCACAAGCGATGAGGAACAAAGATGGCTATATTTTATCAACGACACATCAGGTAGTGCATACTATTTAAAGTGCACTACATTCGATTCAGCTGGTAGCACGATAGGTACTTATCTGATCGAGAATCCATACCAAGCAAGTACGTCTATTAATTTAGATAAATTATTGCGTGTCGGTGTTGGTGTACATGATTTGAACAATTCAACATTAGCGAGTGGATCGCAGCCCGTAATTGATAGCAGCGTGGAATCTTATGAGGTTCAAATTGTAAACTTTGCTCAAAATAACGGCACTTCGTCGTATTTCTTTGATCGTGAATGTCAGGCACGTGAGCAAGATCCTATCAATGTTTACTTCCTGAATGAATTAGGCGGATATGATATGTACCCGTTCAAGTATCGCAGGTCGCTAAGCAATAACATCGAGCGTACATTTATTGAGCAGAACCACGGTAAGTTAACAGACAGCCTGTGGAATCAGAACACAACAAATAGAGGAAAAAAACAGATTTACACAAGCATCACAAACACGTTGAATGTAACATCTGACTTTATCAACAATTACGAGACATCTAAATGGATCGGTGAGTTAGTTGCATCTCCTGACGTGTACTACTATGAAACAGTTAGCAACATTTACATTCCTTTGATCTGTACAGTTAACAACTACGAGTCTAAGTACCGTAACTGGGATGGTATGTGGGAGTTAAAGTTGACTTTTGAGTATGCAAATAAAAAAGTAAGGCAGAACGGATGAAAACCGAACTATACATAAACGGCACACGTGTTAACTTATCGCAAGAGGTTAATGCATCGCTTAACTACGCCATTGCTGACATTCGTGAACCTGAAAAGCGTAACGGTGCTTTTTCGCGTTCTGTTAAGTTATACTGTGATAGTGTGCTAAGTCAGGTATTGGACGCGATTTTTGAGATAGGCTATAACACGCAGACTTCTGGCATCGTTAACTTTATGCCTGATTTTAATCCTAACTTAAAAGCACCATTTGTACTTTACGCTGATGGAATGGAGCAGTTACGCGGTTATATGCGTTTACGTTCTATTGACAGGGACGAACAAGGATTACAGCGGATGTATTACAACGTCGAGTTATACGGGATGTTGGCTAATATCTTCACGGACTTAGGTGATAAGAAAATGGGGGAGTTGGATTATTCGTCAGATAATCACATTTACAACCGTACAAACCAACAGGCAACATGGACTAACGTGGATGCGGATGATGGCAACTACGTATATCCAATGATTAACTACGGTACTGTTCCGAGTGAGAATACGTGGAAAGTTACTGACTTTTTCCCTTCGATCAGTTTGAAGTCATTAGTAGATAAGATAGTAACGGGTGTCGGCTATCAATATGATTCGACATTCTTTGATTCGTCATACTTCAAAAAGCAGTACATCACATTCACGGGTGACAAGTTAACGTTATCCGCTTCGGGTGTTGCAAATAGCTTGTTCAGCGCACGTACTAATGTGGCGTTGAGCGGTAGTGCTACTTTCGGTAATGCTTTTCCATTTAACGTCGAGGTTACCGATCCAAGCAACCAATACGATCCTGTTACTTACACGTTTACGGCTGCGGAATCTGGATGGCACGAATTTGTAATTACAGGAAACGTTGGACTTATTAATACAGGAGCAAACACCGCTAATCCAGATGCAAATATACTTTGGACTTGCATAGTAAATACGAATGCCGCTTTTATAAACACAACACAAACAGGACTTATAGATTATGGAGCTATACCGTCATGGGGAATAGCAACAAACAACTACACGTTTACGTCACCTTCAATTTTATTAAACGTTGGTGATACTGTTACATTTAGAATTGGGGGATCGATATTTACGTATAGTACAACAGCAACCGTAAGTTTTTATGTAGCATCTGGTTTAACCGTAAAGAACACACGCAACAATCCTGCGGTGGTTGAAAACAGCACTGTGAACATGAATGCAGCGTTACCTGTTGACGTTCGACAAGCGGATTTTTTAAAGTGGTTAATCTTGCGTTACAACTTAATGGTTGAGCCTGACAAGACTAACGACAAAAAGATTTACGTTGAAACGGCTAACGACTTCTACGGAAGTGGAACGCCTGTTGACTGGACTACTAAGGTTGACGTATCCAAGCCCGTTACCATTACTCCAATGGGGTTATTGGATGCGATTAGGTACGTTGTCAAAGATGCGGACGATAACGACTACCGTAATAAGTTTTACAAGGACAAGTGGGGTAAGACATACGGGCAGAAGGAGTTGGACGTAACCAACGACTTTATTAAGAACACGAAAGTTATTGAGACGGGTTTTGCACCTGCAGTACTTGTTGGCAGCACGGCTCATGATCGTATTATTCCGCACATTTATCAATCGGATAGCAACGGAGTGCGTACACCGATGAAGTCAAAGATGCGCATCGTGTATTGGTCAGGTACTTTTAACACTTCGTCTGCATGGACTTATCAAACGGCAACAAGCGGTTATACAGAAACAACTTACCCGTATGCAGGTCACGTCGATAACCCGTACACGCCTACATTAGATGTTAACGTATTTTTCCCGCGTGAAATTTATTACACTAATCCACAGGGTGCAACGCAATACACCGATAACAACGTGTACAATGCGTATCACAAATTGTACATGGATGAGATTACCAACGCTAATAGTAAGTTAGTTACTTTGTACGCGTGGTTGCGTCCTATTGACATTTTGCAGTTATCATTCAAGAACATTGTACACATCGACGGGCATAATTACCGATTACACAAAGTAGTCGATTTCGATCCCTTACAGGAAAAGTCCACAAAGATCGAATTATTAAAATTGATAACGGGCATACCATTTACACCTGAGACAAAATCAATAGACTTTACATACGGTGGTCAGTTGGGAGGCTTACCTGCGCCATCATTTAATTGGAACGGTGATGTGGGCGGTACGGCTGTTGTGTCAAATGCTACAAACACAGGACGCGGTAACTACGTTGCAGAAGATAGCACGGGAACAACGGTAGGTGGTGAAGGCAATAGAGTTGGAGCGGGAACGTCAAACATTACGATATTAGGTAGTGATAACGTAACGGTTGCGTCAGGATTGACAAATGTAACGGTGATTAATTCGGATAACTTAAACATTACCGAATCTGATGTTATTTACATTGACGGCGTAAAGCAACAAGCACCGACAACTACTACTTTAACGGGAGACACGACTATAACAGAGGCAGGTTATTACTTAGCCAATGGAACATTTACAATTACCTTATCACCGTCCGACTATCCAGCAGGAACACGAATTGATATTAAGGACATTACTTCAGGAGCGCATACGATCACTATAAGCGGTGGTGGTGTTAACATAGACGGCTCGGCAACTTACACGTTAACGGTAACATACGAAAGCGTTACCATATTTTATAACGGCACACAATTTTATCTATTATGAGTTATAGACCAAAAACTACTGCAGGTAGTGGTGATATGCTTAAGTCCGTTTACGATACGAACGACAACGGAGTGGTTGATGTTGCTGCATCTGCTAACGCGGTGGCATGGGAAAATGTTAGCCGTAAACCTGAATTCTTTACACCTAACGCGCACACACACAGCATAGAAGATGTAACGGATTTACAAATAACGTTAGACGGTAAACTGTCAAGCGCATTTCACGCAATAATCACATTACCATCAGATGTAGCAACGGGAGCAAACACAACACCCGTTACGCTGACCGATCTTGTTTTTGACTTTGATGCTAACACGACTTATCTTATCAAAGCAATAGGGCGCGTGAAACCTGCGGCTGCAACAACTGGGTGTGGGTTTCAATTTGACGTAAGTACGGCGGTAACATCAATTAATGTATCATTCTATCATCAGTTAGCAAACACGGGTACATTAAGCGGTGGACATAGTATAGCGGATAACGCATCGGTGGGTGTGTCATCAGGAATGCCCGGTACGTCAACCTATCCCGTAATTTTAGACGGCATGATTGTTACGGGAGCAGACGCAGGAACAGCGCAATTAATGTTCCGATCAGAAACGACAGCCGTAACAACGTGTATGTCAGGATTTACTTTAATCGTTCAAAAATTAGCATAATAACATGGCAACAAGAGAGGAAGTAGTTAAACTCACCATTGAATCAGCGGAGGCTGCAAAATCTGTTAAAGAGGTACGCGAGTCGTTAAAGGCTATTCGTGATCAGATGTTGGCAGTTGGTGATGACTCAAAAGAGTTTCATCAATTAGCAGCCGCAGCGGCTGAATTAAAAGACCGTGTTAACGATGCTAATGAAGCAATGGCTGCAATGCATCCTGACGGGTTTCAAGCCGTTACGAACTTTGCCGCAAAAGCATCAGGAGCGGTACAAGGTGTTACGGGTGCTATGGCTTTATTTGGTGGTGAATCCGAAGAAGTTCAAAAGACCATGATGAAGCTACAGGCTGCAATGGCTTTGACACAAGGTCTTGAGTCATTAAAGGACATGAGCAAGGCTTGGAAGGCGTTAAATGCTGTAATCGCTGCGAATCCGGTACTTGCTATTATTGCAGCGGTGTTGGCATTGGCAGCGGCGGCTAAAGCCGTGTATGATTGGTTCGTTGAGCAAAATAGCGAGGCTGCTAAATTAGAGGAACAGGCAAAGCAAATAGAGGCGGTAGAAAGCAGGAAAATACAGCAGTTAGAAACACAAGCGCGAATCTTAAAAGCGCAAGGTGCATCAGAGGATGAGATATATAAAAATTTATTAAAGCAACTTGATGCTAAATTGAAAATAGCGGAAGCGTCTTTAATTGCAGCACGTCAAAGAGCAAGAGAGGCGGATTTTGAAGAAGAGGAAATGGCTGCATTAGCTGAAGCGTCAAAGGCATACGAACAACTATTGGCAGACAAAGGTATTGCACAAATTGAATATCAAAATTGGCAGCAAGAGCAGCGCGATAAAGAAATTCAAGCAGAAGCGGATAAAAACAAAAAGATTGCTGACCAATACAAGGAAAGAGCAAAAGTAGAACAAGAGGCAATACAACAGACGCACGATGTGTTTATGCCTATCATGCAGCAACAGGTTGCTGTTCAACAAGAGGCTACGGATAAATTAAAGATTGGGGTGTACGATGCGAGTGCGGACATGGAAGGAGCGCACAAAAGTTTTGTTGATAGACTGCAATACCTACAAACAGGATTTAATTTACGCGTTGATTTATTAAACAAAAAGTTAGGGCAGGGTACGGTAGAACAGATGGGCAATATGTTCGGCGCGTTATCCGAAGCGTCAAAGAAAAACGCTAAGATGCAGAAGGCGTTTGCGATTGTTCAGGCTACCATTAACACATATCAAGCAGCTACAAAGGCATTAGCATCTTTATCCCCTCCAGCGTCTTATATTGCGGTTGCGGCTGCATTAATTTCGGGATTTGCTCAAGTTAGAAACATAGCGATGCAAAACGTGGATAACCCATCATCATCATCCGCAGGAGGCGGTGGTGGTGGCATGGGATTAGCTACCATTAACAGCGCACCTGACGTTAACACGGCACAACAACCTTCAACTTTAATTAACGAACAAGGTCAGGCAATGAACCAACAACAACAAGCACCGGTATATGTTGCAGTAACCGAAATACGCGAAGTAAGTAACAACGTTAACGTAGTGGAGAACCTTGCACGATTCTAAACGAAGATATCAACACGTAATTTTATTAGTATGCCTAAAAAGAAAAAGTTGCCGATTTACGAAATGACTGTAGATCAGAATTCAGAGTCAGGTGTTGAAATGACCGCACTTGTCGACAATCCTGCAGTCGAGATGGACTTTTTGGTATTTGACGAACAGAAACCGATGCAGTTCAAATACGATGACAAAGAATGGATAGTAACAGGCGTGGCGATGAGAGCGGATTATCCTATTTATCGTAACGATTCACGCGGTGAGTACTATGTTACATTCAGCAAGGACACAATAAAGACTATCATCAAAAAGTGGGCAAAAGAAAATCGATTCAACGCGGTTAACAAGATGCACAACGCTGAAGATGTTGCTAACGGTGTTTATCTTATAGAATCAATCTTCGTGGATAAGAATCGTGGTGTTAACGCACCGGAAGGATTAGACGTAGAGGATGGCTCGTGGATTCATTCTTATTATGTTGAAAATCCTGAAATACGCGCTAAGATCGAAGCAGGTGAGTTCAAAGGTTTCAGCGTAGAGGGTATGTTCGGGATGGAATTTGGATCGCATCCTATTGATGACGTAATGAAAGACCTTAACGATACTATTGACCAATTTCTAAACAATTTATAAGTAACGTAATTTTATAAACATGAACATTAACGCTGAATCATTAAAGACTTTTACGGCAAAACTCAAAGAGGCATTTGCTGCGTTCAAACCTGAAGAGGTTGCAACTGAACAAACATTCGGAATGGCTACTTTGCCTGATGGCTCTATCCTTAAGTGGGATGGTGAACCTGCGGTAGGTACGCCTGTTATGGTTGAAACTGCAGAAGGTGATGTACCTGCCGTAGACGGTGAGTACACATTAGAGGATATGACTACTATCGTAATCGTTGGCGGTGTTATCGCTGAAATTAAGAAAGTAGAGTCAGAGGTTGAAGTTGAAACACCTGAAGCAGTTGCACCCGTTGCGCCTGTTGCACCTGCTGAAATGCCAATGGCAAAAGAGGTAATCGAGCGTGTTGAAAAAGTGCAAAAGTTTGCAGAAGATGAGTTGGCTGCGATCAAAAGCAACATCACCGCAATGAGCGAACAGGTATCTTTAATGGTTGCACAAAACGAAGAGATCAAAAAGTTCAAAGAGCAATTCAGCGCGTTTCAGTCAAGCGTTACAAAGGCTATCGACGAACTTGGTGATGCACCACAGAATTCAGAGCCAGTACGCAACGAATTCCGCAATGAAGAGAACCAACAAAGCGTAGAAGAGCGTATTGCAGCTACACGCGCTAAGTTGTTTAACCGATAATCAAAATAATTACTAACTAATAAAAATTACACAAAATGGCATTTGATTTAACAGGGATGACCAATCACGTAACCGACGAAGCGGCAGACC